CTCAAATCTCTTCACTGCATCCATGATTGCGATGAGTGTTTTACCACCACCGGTAGGAACAATGACCTGCCCAATACTATTCTGACGGAGAGCATAAACTGCTTCCTGTTGGTGTGGGCGAAGTTTGATCATCAAGTTCAGTGGCTACATAATAAGGGACGTTTGGAGGTGAGTAACTATGTACCGTAACCATTGTTGAAGTTGGCGTAGGCAAACTCTGTACGATTGACTAGTTTGACACTACCATAGTTTTCAGAATGGAAGACATAACCTTCACCATTGGGGGCAATATCACCACTTGGAAGATAAGATGTTGGTGCATCAGTAACAATCAAACTATCCATGATGTCAAGCTTGATCTCCATGACATACTGATAAAGATTAGCAAGATGAACACAACCAAGGATGTCAGTCAGTGTAGCATCATCAAGATACTGACCAGACTTGATCAATGCATTGATACCCAGTTTGGCTTGATATGCCTCCTTATCAGACAAGAACTTGATCATGTCTTTGTTGATCTTTGGTGCCTTGGTTTGTGGTGGCATACGATCAACTGAAGGTTGTACCCACTTGACCATTTTAGTATCTTCCAAAGTATCGGTCAATGGCTCACATACACCATCACTGAACTCTGCATACACATTGACAACAGTGTGTGGTGCGATCACCAGTTTCTGATCAATAGCCTCAGGGAATGCATAGGTCAAAGTATTCTGAGTCAACACGTCAGTGTGACCGAAACCAAGCCAATCACCCCAATAGATCTTATCAGTCTTGGGAAGATGAAAGAGACAATTAGTAAGAATATCTACAACTTCAATCTGATGTCCAAAGTGGGTCAGAATATCTTCTACAGTATAACACAGACGAATCTTTTTCTTGTTGAATGCTGCTTTGGTGCAAACAAAGAACTTACCATTGGCAGGATTAGTACCCCAAACCAATGACATACCATCCATCTTCATAGAGATGAATGCATTATCGTAGAGTGCATCGATAACAGACAGGTCACCTGTCAGTATCATGTCCTCTGGGTGTTCAATATGGGTTGATGTCATAATGTGGTGGTCTCTGTACTATAGGGGACCTTTCAAGGTGAGTAACTTTGTCAGGGAAGAACTACCCAGACCTTTTCATCAATTCTCTGGGCAATACTCTGGTCAACATACACTTTGGCTTCTTTCAAGGTGATACCCTGATCAGACTTGATGTGTTGATATGCTTCATCGATTGTATTAAACAATCGCATCATTCTTTGTGTCATTTGAGTGCCTTGGCTGCAGCATGTGCCTTGGCTGTCATCTGAATTGCCTCTTTCTTACTGGGCTTTCTACCATGTTTCTTCTCGAATTCTGCTCTCATTTGTTGTTTAGCAGTCTTCCTATCTTCACCTGTTTTCTTGTTACGAGCCTGGTCTCTTTCTTTTCTTGTCATACCACCACCGTCAGCAGTTTTGTATGACTTACGTTCTTTCTTTGGTTCTGTACTCTTAGGAGCTTCTTTCTTTTTCAACAACTGTGAGGCTACCTTCTCTTTACTTTTTGCTGTAATTGGTGTACGACTGCCACCTCTCTCACGTGCTTTTCTTTCTTGATAAGCCTTTCTTTGTTGTTCTCTTGCGGATAGTGCAGCACTACCTCTTTCTTGTGTTGGTTGTTGTTCTCTTTCAGACCTAGCTTTGGTCGCACCAATATCCTTTCTGTCCTTATATTGACCGACAGGAGCCATCTTACCACCACCAACTGCCTTCATTCGTGGTTTAGCACCTGGCTTTCTTCTACTCTCGGTGTCTCTCTTTGGTTCTTTACGTCCGCCTTCACCAGTCTGACGAATCTGACTCCTTCCCTGAATTTCAGGGTCGTAATTTGCTTCAGCAAGGAATTGGCTTAGTGTTTTCATTCTTCTACCACTGTTGCGTTCTTGAATCCACCAGACATACGATCAACGTTCGCAATCTTCTGGTCTAAACCATCTCTAGTAGCAAAGGTGACCTTTTCTGAAACTTGATCAGACCATCTATTACCACCAGCAAAGTATAGTGTGATCGATTCATCAATCAATGATTTTTTTGTACAATAGAATGCCATGGGATAGGGGATGACAATATGAGTTATTTATCACCCCCGGTATTATCAGGAGAAGAAACAATCAGGAACTGACAAATCTTCCACGTAAGCCTCTACGTGTTCACCACCCTGAACATCCAACAGTTTTTCCCAGTCAAGATTGTGCGGGTTGAAGTCTTCCATGACTTCCAGATCCAACGTGATTCGATACTTAGTCTTTTGAGGAAGATAGGTGGCAGACATGTGAGCTCCTGATTGCTACCATAAGATCATAGGTTATTTATGGTCGGTTGTCAAGATTTCGGGGCCAGATATGGTGTTGGCACACTGTCCATCGTTCCAGTGTCTGATATTCCCTGCAATAATGAAACCGTTTGTAACAATGAGCTGTAGCATTATGATGGTTCTCACATATGCAATCTTATCTGCATCTCTTTTATCTCTACCCTCTTTCTTTCCAAGGGCATAACACCATATTCTCCACATCACATCAAATCAGATATTTGAAGAACATGAAACTCGGAGTGAGTCATTCCAAGGTTAATCATCTTCTCTATTCTGTGTTTTCCGTCAATCATTCGGTACTTTAGATTATATGGATTTTCCATATTCTCAACCAAAATACCAGGTTGTTTAATTTTAGCGTTGTAATATCTTGACCCATCACAACATAAACACATCGGACCACGTAAGTTTGTGAGGTGTCTTCCTTTGAATGCTATGTCATCAAATGACACCGTTCTCAACTTATCTGGTGTGAATAAATGTCTATAATTGTTTAACTTAAATCGATAAGTCTCGCCATTGATTGTCCAATCACCATATCTATCATGGTATCTTGCTTCATGTGTGTTATATTCAATCGGTTTCATACACAAATGCTATCGATAATCTGGGTATGTTACACAATCGGTTAGGACTGTAACCCATGTGTGGTAAGTGAGAGGGAAATAATACTCCCCTGTTCGGTATATATGGAGAGTGTACATATTCACCATCTTCTACATTGACCACAAATTCTCCACCCCATGATGTATTCCAACTAGGAGACACAAAACATACAAAAGACCAATGATTATCTAATTCATTGTCCGTATGAAAAGATGATTCCTGGCCAAAGAATTGAATATTGGTGTTTATTCTTCTAAGTGTAAGGGGTTTGTCAAAGACTAATTGTTGGATCTGATATTTTACATTGATGGCAAGATTAGTGAGTACATTATTATATCCAATTATATCAATACCATCGTAATGTGAATTCTTTGTCTGCAGACAACCTCTTAATGGATAATTTGATGACTCGGTATTTTCCCTCTTATTAAAATTCCAGTTATTATATTTGAACTCATCACTGATTGAGTCAAACTCATCCCCCGTGAAGATGTCGTGTATATTATAAATCTGATGTTTTAATGATAAAGTTTTGACCTTCATTTCAATACCTTATGAGCTGTTCCATCTCCGTCATATTTGTCAGTATTATAATATCCTCCCTTTGTACCGAAATACAATGTAATCAGTACAAAGGGAATACTCACCCACACTAATGCATCAGCAAGTGTCATTTAATATATCCTTTTTCTTCCAACCATTCACGGGTCATTGGTGTTGGTTCATAGTCTTCCCACATTGTACCATATGCACAAGACTTAAGTGCTTTGGCTGTCATTCCTTCAGTCAATCCAGCCCACTTAGCCTCAGCTTCCCATGGGACTGCAGAGGGAGGATATGTTGCTTCTACCATATCACGCCACACTGGTGGGACACTCTCTTCAGGTAAGATGATAGCAATCATATTATTATCAATGGTCCCAGCCATACAATCCTGTGCCGCATGCCAACCTTCGTGTCTCATCACCGTCATCAATACATTAGGACGATGCATGAATGCTTTGTTGAGATAGAAATTATTACTGACTGTATGATATACACCACGATGACCCACAGGGAAATACTTTTGATCAGCCAAATATACTTTCACGCCCATTTGATTGAGCAAGACTAACATATTATGAAACTCTGTGGTCACACCAGTAAAGTCTTCCCAATTCTCATACTCCATGGAAATATCAGCCATAGAGATAACTTCATGGATATCTTCAGTACATTCCTGGAGCATCATACACCCCATGGCTTCATTGGTAAAATACTCTACATTAGGTTCTGCCATGCTTGGAGGGACGATCAGCAGAGATAGTCCTAATAAAAGTGTTCGCATTTTCATGATTTGTCTCTCTAGATTTAATGTACTGTAATTCATCCCATTGAAATGAATAACACACTACGAGGATATGATCCTTACAGTGTAACACATTTCTCACGTAATTACAACGTTTCTTGGGTTTGACACCCACTTCAATCGTAATATACTCCTCATCCTTAAAATATACCCACCCTTCAACAGTATGATGTTCTGTAGGCCACCTTACATAATCATTGACTTGTGGCTCAAATGTTTTCATCTCTGATGTTGGGGATACCAATGAGGGACATGGTTTCTTGTTGCTTGAAGTAGAGTTTGACATAACAACGTAAGGCTTCCTTCATGGTTACAATGTCATCACACTCATCAATCTCGCGTGAGATCTTCTCATACGCAAATGCTTTAGCTGGTGAGCTAAGAGTGATTGAGGAGGGATCGAGTTCGTTCATTGAAATGCTAATTCTAATGGTGTCAATTTAAGCTGCATGGCTGTGTAAGGTGTGGTGTTATTTGGATTTACAACCTTACCTGGCTTCTTACTATTTACGGGTGCAAGAAATACACCTTTACGCCTACAGAAGAAACCCCAGACTGAGCTTGGATGTTTGTCATCACCATAGATAAATTCACGACTGATGTTTCTAATCCAAATACGTTTGATGGTTTTGGAATAGTCATCAGTCCAGTATTCATACCCTTTGGGTGGCTTGTGAGGGAATTCCATTCTTCTCATAACTATAGAGCAGGTCAAGCATCTTCTGACGCCATTCCATCAATTCATCATAACATCCCTGATTGTAAGCACAACCACGGAGACGACTGTCTGGTTTGTGGACACTTTCGATCATAAGACCGAGGGCATTCTTTTCAGCGTCAGTCATTCATCAAACACCTTACATTGTGGAGCACCGGGGTGAGTGTCACAAAATTCATCAAGGAGTTTATCCTTGTGACGTTCATGCCAATCTGAGATTTTACCATCATGTTCTGAATCCCATTCATCTTCTTCATGAGGTTCATTTGCATGAAAGTCTACAGCATATTCACTGTATTTGTCGTTTGGATCCTTTTTACAACTCATGTTAGGAAACTCTCCAAAACTGCGGAAGGATTGTCATCTACCAATGCGTATTTAGGTGCAAGGTCAATGTTCTCTCTCAGTCTACCGTAAAATTCAGGATAGTCATCACTGTGTGTTGTAATGAGGTCAAAACACTCTTCTTTGTTTTCGGCCCTGACTACCCATAATCCACCATACTCTGATTGTGGAAAGGGGACATAATGATTTACGACAAAAAGATACTTCATCTTCTCCTAGAGTTACACCTATACTATAGATGGTTTATGTTTGTTTGTCAACCCTGGACTGACAGTTATGCAACTGTCTCTCCAGTTCGTGTTTGACACTATTGAGACGATTTGTCATGTAAGTGGGATACTCAAATGTCTCGATTAGTTTTTCAAGATTACTCACTTGTTGAAGTGCGATAATCAGATTTTGACTCTTCTTGCTCATTTAATTTCCTCACTAGGTAATCTGCATAAGCTTCCATCCGGTCAGGATGAATGGCAGTGATACTGTAGTCCTCCACAGCAATGTTGATTGAATCAATTTCTTGTTCGGATAGATCTTGACCCTTCTTCATTGTCATAGGGAAACCTCAGCTATCTTTGTAGTATTTACAAATTTCAGAATAATTAAGATTTCCATTATAATTCGTGATAGGATCATGCAGTGGAGTCACTACCTGTGTCCATGCTGTGGCGAACTTCTCATCAAAATTCTTCTGATATGTGGGTACAAATGCAATCAGTGCATGTGCAGCGTCGTTGATAGAGTTAATGTCGCCATCATTAACAGCACGCTGAATTTGATTAGTGAGGAATTCGATTGTCGTGACTTGGCTAAATGCTTCCTCCACATCGTTCATGACCTCCCAAATGTTGTCATAGTTCATTGTACTGCTGCCCTAATGTAGTGTTTGTAAGGTTTCTGGTCTGCCATCTTACCATTTTCATAGGTAGATGAATCACCATAGTCTTTATGATCCTTGTAACCAATCTGTGCTCCCTTGGTTCTCTGAAGTGAAGCATTGAACACGACAAAGAAGAACACACCTGGTGCTCCGATGATTAATGCACCACCGAACAAATATCCTACCAGAAACTCAGCAACAGTGTGGTTACCAAGAGCTTCAAGTTGTGTACTAATCAGAAAGTCAATCACTTTGCAATCATCCAATTCATGTCGTTTGTCTTATCCATCCAGAAACTGTATCTCTCTGTAATAGATGTCAAGAACATTTTGTCCTCTGTCTCTTGTTCAAGCCTACATGAATGCAGTCCATCCATCATGTTTGCAAAACGGTTCCTGGCTTTATTAGACCTAGGTTGTACACAAATAAACTTGGTCTTCATGGTAATTAAGTACTTAAAGTGTTCCCTTCAAACCGGACAAGCCTAGTCTAAAGGGTTTTTTTGAATCTGTCAAGGTTGTGTTGTTCGCTCATACGAGCACACATCTCACACCGTGGGATATTGTGAAGATGTTGAAAGACATGGTACAATTCATGTAATACCGTTCTGGTATGTTCAGCACCCTCAAGTTTCTCATCAATTTGAATCAGAAACTCATTGTCATCCTCACGCATACACCATCCATCTACACCCTCATCCGAGAGGTCCATATAGACCACTGTGATGTCTAGACCATAATTGGATAGGTATTCCGTCGTAAACCATTCTATAAGTGGCCTACTAGTCGATATACGGTCGTATGGGATGATGTCAATACAATGCATGTGATAGACCTGCATAGACTACTCTGGTTCCCCATTGCATCATGAACATGAATGATACGATGAACACCAGTTTTTCTTTAAGAGTCATCTCCTGTGTGTGTCTCCAGACACTATAAACCCCTACAGTCTCCTGCAGGGGGAATGGTGGTCAGTTCATCAAGTGGCCTTATCAATCTGCAGGATCTGCCGTGTTGCCTTCAGCGACCCATTTAAGGTATTCATCGTAATCACTATTTCCTTCACAAAAAGGAATATTATAAACAATGTTGGTATCGTCAGTACGAATAATTGCAACTAATTCACCAAAAAAGTTTTTATGTAGTTTGTAATTAACAGACATAATTAATCTCCTAAATCTGTAATTAAAGTTCCGCGCTAAATGCGATCCGGGCACCTGGCTCATCGTTCATTCTAAACCAACCGGCATGTCCAGTAGTCAAACTAAGACTGCCTCTTTCAATTGTAAAACTATTTTGTCCTGCCTCTTGTGTGGAAAAGGTGTTAAAGTTTTGACTTGAAGCATTTATAAAAATACGGTAAGCATTAGCAACATCAGCAACTTCTAAAGTTGGT